GCTTTTACGAACTAATACTGGCATCCAGTCAGTCACAAAATCATCGTCATCAAAGGCAACTTTTGCAAAGCCTGGCTGAATATCGCAGACTAAGCCATATTTTAAACAGAGGTTCATTTATAAAGATTTTTATCTATGAGGCCAACACGTTTAATATTGGCAGATGAAACAAAGCCGCCGTCTTTATCGGCTCTGTGGCTGCTTTCTGTTATGAAAAATTTACCGCTAAACATCCCAAAACCTTCAAGCTGCAGACTATTACCGGCAATCAGGTAAACATTACCCTGCATGTCTAACGTGCCTTCCTGCATAAGTGAATTAGCTCGGTACAGCGCGACGTTTGCCATTATTTCCGCCTGTTGTTCATTCTCCACGCGATTACGCATTACCAGGCTATCAGCCTTAGCCGTTGAATAGGTTTTATCTGTTTCGGTTTTGCTGTATACAATGGTACTTTTCTTGCGCGGGTGATGATATTTGATGTTTACTGAATTATAGGTTTGCGATGTTTTATCGGAAATGCTTAGGCTTGTTACTTCACTACGTTTTACAGTTAGGTTGGCGTCCTTGCCTTCCAGTTCAAAAATATTCGTAAACGTTAGTTGTGAACCACGCACAGAAAACGTATAACCATAATCGTTGGCAAGCTCCTGCAGAAAGTGTAAATCCGTCTTTTGATACTGCGTTTTCCTTTCAATGCGTATATCAGGAATATTTCCAATGATTGTAAGGCCATGCTTTGAAGCGATTGTATTAGCAATTTCACGCAATGTTTTCTTTTCGTGGGCGTAAAACTTCAGCGTACGAAGCTCTTTGTTAATCCCAGCACCAAGCGCTTTAATAGTGATTACATCGCCTTCCTGTGAAAAGCTGGCATTCACTTCGTCGATAGTGAAGATGCCGCAATCCAAAGATTGCCCCAAAGAATAAATCTTTGCATTCAAGGAGTCGCCATGCGTAGGGTACCAAGATAACTGCCATAGCCCGGCGCTATCTTCCAAAACTATTTCCAGTTCATCGGCTTCACCCGTGGTCCGGTCGGTATAGTTTAATGAAATGACATAAGGCAATATGCTGCCTGTAATATTCTTGCCATTATAATAAATTTCGTAAGTCGCTACAGGTGCCGTCATTGCTTCCAGGGGGGTAAACGTTCTAAATCTGTTTTCACTTCAGCCACGGGAATAATTGGAATATCAATGTATATACCAGAAGGTAAAACGTCAGTGATTTTTACACCCGGATTGGCGTTAATAATCTTGTTCATTTTGCTTGCGTCCCCGTAAGCATCTAGCGCAATGTTATCCCATCTTTCCCCGCCCTGGGTGGTTATTTGTTTAAAGCTCATAAGCGCAATATTGATTTGTTAATGATTGTGCGGGAAGTAGCTTTTAAGAACTGCATTGCTTTGACCATTACCGCATTTTGAGCAACGACACTGCCGAAAGATTTAGTAAGAATTATGTTTAAAAACTTAACTGATTCCTGTGATACCTGTGTAATGGCTTGTTCGATAGCTGCATTTCCATACAAAATACTTTTAGGGTCTGCACAGATAGCAGCCAACGATTCTGCGTTACTGTTTACGTTTATAATGCTATCAATGGCGATGCTTCTATTTACCGGAAATTCCATTCCGCCTTTTTCCACTATTGCATCATTAACCAGGCTTATATTGTTTTCGCTTTTTGTAATAAGCGCCGCGACGTTTTCGGTTTCGGTTGGCGGATTTACCTTGCTGGTTAATATCTGCTTTTTATCTCCTACAGCCGTGGCTTTTTTTCGGTTCGCGTCTTGTTCTTGCTGCAAGGCATTCGGCGTAACGTATTCGCGCAAGAGACATGAAACTATTAAGGAAAATATGTTGCCTTGCGGGTCCGCATCTTCTACCGTTTCTGTTATCTCAACAATTACATAGCTTCCTGAAAGTTTCCCATTGCCAAAAAGAAGCGGTATAATCTCCCCTTTGTCCCGATAGTCTTTCAAATTATTCAACTCTGTTTCAGGTACGCAAAAGGATGCATGAAACCGCATTGATAAACTTATTTCATCTAACGTGTTACCTGTCTTTTGCAGCTTTGGTTTACCGTCTAACATCTGATGAACTGCGTAAGATGCAGAACCGGCTTTGCTGAAATCAGTAAAGCCTTTCATGTTCTGAAATAATATCGTTCCTAATTGTGCGTACATGGTTTAATTTATATAACTAACTCTTTTTTTGCCTGCTTCATATTGAGCCATCAAACGGGCAAATTCTTTCTTGATTACCCCGCTGATCGCTTCGCCGTCTTTAGCTGTTGCACTGCCTGATAGATTGATGTTTACAGTCATTGAAGGACCGCCACCGCCTGCCGGACTTCCAGCACGCACCGGCTGCAGCGCTTGACCTGGTTTAGTAAGAAAATTGAATGCTGCCTGCGTAGCCCGGCGCATAGCATTGATCATTGATGCAGGTTTAATGCTTTCGGCAATTGTCTCTACTAATTTGATCTTATGAATGTCTTTAAGTGGACCATCTTTAGCCGGGGAGAAGGGCAACAGGTTCCTAACCTTTTTTACCATATTCTTTACCATGTCCACGGGAATATGAATAGCCTTTTTGATGCCAGCTACTAAACTACCTATGATATTGTGCCCCCCTTCAGTAAAGGCTTTGTAAGTTCCCGTAATAAACGCAAGGACAGAACGAAAAGGCCATGTAATTACTGCAAAGATGCCTTTCCCTATAGCCTTCAAATAGCCAAGGAACCCGCCATATTGTGATTTTATGTTTGCAAAAATTCCTTTAAAGAAGCCTACTATCTTAGACCAATATCTGATGATGAGAAATACAGCCGTTGCGATTGCCGTTACCCAGCCGATAATTGGGAATGCCATAAACACAAGCCTTAACACCAGCATTATATTTCTTAGTATGCCGAAAGCCCTGGTTAAAAAGCTGATAACACGAACACCGATGCTAAACAATTTCACTATTCCACCAAATGCAAAACTTAAATAACCACCTGCTAAAGCAAGACCCGAAACAACAGCCGCCGCTTTCGCTATACCAGCAACTAAATTCGGATTGCGGTCAATCCATACGCTTACTTTATCAATCCATTTCCCTGCAGATTCCGTTAGCTTATTAAGCGATGGTAAAAGGGTGCTGCCTATCTTTATCCACAGTTCATGAATCCGGTTTTTAAATATCTGCATTTGTGCCGCTGTAGCAGCTACGCGCTTTTGATACTCTCTATCCATGCTGCCTTTTTGAGCACCATTTACAAGGTTCATTTGCCGCTTTAGTTCACCCACGTTATTAGCAAGCTTTTGCAACTTTGGCCCGTGCTCTTGCCCAAACAGTCGAATTAATGCTTCCGTTTGCTTTTCGGGTTTGAGGCCGTTAATTTTTTCAAACACATCCATAATGGCAAATTGTGCGGTTGAGCTATTGGACATGGATTTTTGTAGATTTTCACCACTAATACCCAACATCCTTAACCCTTCCTGAAACTTTTTCCCTTGCATAGTTGCAGCGCCTAACCTGTTAAGCATCGCACTTAAACCACTCCCCGAAGTTTCAGCGCTTTCACCTAATGAAAGCATCGTTGATGCCATTGCTGCCGCCTGATCTGGCTTAAGCGCTTTCGCCGCACCGCCGATGCGCTGTAATACATCAATTAAATCAGGCCCTTTTGCCATTGTATTATCATCCAGGTAGTTAATAGTGTCGGCAAATTCACCAACCTTATCAATAGGGATTTTAAACACGTTCGCAATCTTTCCCATACTGTCCGCAATTTCACCGGCACCCATATCAAAGGCAACGGACATTTTTGTAACCTGCTTCGTGTAGTCTATGATCTTGTCTTGCGCTATACCCATGCGAAGACCTGAAGCAATCATTTCTTGTATTTCACCGGTAGCTAATGGCAATTGCTTACTAAGCTTAAAAATATCGTTCGTCATACCCTTAACCGCTGTTGGCGTATCTTCTGCCATCTGCTTACGTATGTCTACCATTTTGGTTTCAAACTCTGTGGCTGCATCAATGGCCTTGTATATAGGCGCACCGATGGCAAGGCCACTTGCAACAAGTTGTTTGCCGGTATTAAAAGACTTTTCCGCAAGCTTATCAGCGCTTGCGGAAAATGACTTTAGTTTATCTGTGGATTTTTTAACGGCGGAGTTTATAACGTTGCTCATTTTATCATAAGCAGACAGAATAACCGCTATTTTCATTTCTGCACCACTCATTTGCTATTGCTCGTTCTTTGGGGTTAACTTTTCGTATAACTCGTGTGCCTGTTTAAACCAGAATATTAATTTATCCGTTGACCAGGTTAATAGTTCTGAAAGGCTTGTGTGTGCGAAGTGTGCCAAAAACATAACGTTTTCGGCACTAACTAAAAATTTATGTCAGCAAACGCAACCTGTATGCGCATATAGCTTTTCATGTCTAATTCGGAAAGGTCTTCCATTATAACAGGCACTTTGTTGATAGTTACACAACCGGCCATAAGCGCAGAAAAGTATTTACTTTGATTTCCGCCGGAAATAAGCGTAGCGGCTTCTACGTCTCCGCCCCTTCCTGTTTTTACGCGGGCTATCGTGTTATCACTTAACAATACATAAGCAACGGGTTTACCCTTTTCATCTGTGCTTCTAATCTCATGTTTGCCATCTTCAAAGGCTTCTATTGCTGGTAATTCATTGTCAAGAAGTAAATTCATAATTTGTTTTGGATTTTAAGTTTTGATTACTAAAGAAAAATAGCCCTGCAATGTTGCAGGGCCAATGATTAATTAAAGGCCCAGGTTTTGCCTGTATGTCGCCAACTGATCCACACCATTAACGCGCCAAATATTGTTTAATACGTCTATGTCTACAATCTCTTCGCCGTCAATTTCCAGCTTATAGGCTATGACGTTCATTTCGTTTTCTATTTCCACGTTGTCTTGTGGTTTGAAGTTTGCACCCCCTGCTTTTTTAAAGGTTCCTGTTAAGTAGATAACAGCCGCTTTTTGCGCTGTTCTTGAACCGCCTTCCCAGGTCTCTACGTTCGCCCGAACCATGAGCCTAACCGCTGTAAATGCGTCATAGGTTTTCTTCATTACATCCGGGTAAATCGCATTCCATTTGATTTTAGCGGTCATTTTCTGAAGGCCTGCGGTTAGCTCTGATTCGCCAACCATACCTAACGCTTTATGGTCGGTCATTTTGGGCATTACTTCAGGCGTGCTTATTTCTTCCGCCCTGCCCATGAAACTGGTACCATCCAAATAGATGTTACAGTTTGTTACTTTATTTACAAGGTTATTACTCATTGCTGCCGTTTATTGCTTGTTTGGAAAAATTATTTCAAGGAGGAATACAAGGAAATATCTATTTCAGAATAGAACGTTATACGTTCTGCAGGTGTAGCACCCATGAAAATAATCCTGAATTTTACTTTTCCTTGCGCCAAGTCTGTATCAGGGTTATCAGTGCGATCAAACACCACTTTTGAACCTTCGATAAGTGCGCCACGTCCTGTAAGTACTTTAATAAAGTTGTTACCTGTTTGCCTTATGTCATCTACTAGGGCTTGATTAATTGGCCTGTCCGTGAATTGCATTGCTGCTTGCTCTAAGCTTTCGTGCACCACGTCCGCAATTCTACGCATTACAATAAAGTTTAGGGGCGAAGTGCTGGTAGGAAAAGATGCATTACGATTGCCCCAGGATAAAAAACCGGTTCCAAAGGAATTAAACACAGTCGTAATGCCTGCTTCATTCAAAACGTTTACATCACAATCCGGGTCGTTGATGCTTGCGGATAACTCCATAGTTAGGCCTGTAACACCATTCATTAATTTGTTAGACGGTGAAAACCAGTAGCCAAAATCACGATCTGTTTTAGCCAACATACCTGCGAAAAAACCTGAAAAAGGAACATCAGCGTTTGTATCTGTGGCTGCATCGTAAGCCTTTACGTAAGGATAAAGAAGGATTGCGCGGGGGTTAGAAGTAAAGAAAGATGTTGTACTTTCTGTACCGCGTGATTCAATCACATCTTGTACCGTTAAATTCGGAGCACAATCCAACGGTACAACAGCCCGTAACTTTTCGGCTGTTGCTAATAATGCATGCGCAATGGCTGGTGAAAAGCTTTTCTTTGGAGCTATTAATATTTTTGGATTATAGCCAAATTTATTAAAAGAAGCTTCAAAGGCTTTAACACCGCTACGGATGCCGTCCGCGCCAATATCACCAATAATATCGGCATCGGTTACGCCATTGACGTTAAGTTTTTTGTAGCTGAATTTGATTGTTTCATTTTCTGCAATCCGGCCTTTGATAACGGTAAAATTTCCGTATGCGTCTAACTGATAGTCAGTACCAAGTACATACGTTGAAGCCGTACCATCTGCCTTTTTCAAAGTAACGGGACCTATAGGAGCCGCGCCAAGCTTAAGTTTGCCTTCTGTAACAGCTTTGCTTTCGTCTGCAACTGCTGTCGTGTGCGTATTAGCATCAAAAACATTTACTACCAGTATAGTGCCGCTGCCTTGCAAAAGAATATGCTCCAATGCCTGCGGGATTGTGAAACCAGGTAATGATTTACCGAATTGCGCGGCATCTTCATCGTTGCGCACAATGGTAAGTGTGTTTTTTGGACCTGTTGGAGCAATGCCTACAAGGCCTATCACAGCCGTTTTAACTTCCTGCACGGTACGAACACCGGAAGAAATTTCTATAGTCTCGACGCCGTGTAAATAAGACGCTGCCATGTAAAAGTATTTGAGGTTTTAAAATTTTGTTTGATTGGATAGTTAGTTGCTGAATTGCTCTGCGAATGATATTTGTGTAAAAGTTGCACCAGGCGATAACACGGGTTCTGTGTCTTCGCCGCTTAGTTCCGCATTCAGGGTTTTACATTCAAACTCAAGATAAGGTTGCACTGAATTTTCATCCACTTGCAACAGAGCGTATTTGACAACAGTAAGGCGATCTGCGTTACTTGGCTTGAAGCCTATTAAGTAAAGCTTTACGAGTTCAATAAGAGTGTAAATACCGCCATCCCCTCTTAGCTTCCTTGATTCAAGTGTTACCCGGAACTTTGCGCGTTCTTCGATGTATGCTTTATCTAATCCTTTGTCAGGTTCATAGAAGCTATCTATGTATTGAACTGCTGCCCTGGCTACTTCAATTTTATTATACCAGGCTTTTGCATCCTTTTCGTTTTCTGGCATTGGTGCAGCCTCATATAAATTGGCTATTCCATTTTCAGCAAACTTTCCGTTGAGCCTATCTGCTATTTCCTGTTCAGCGGTGCCGTAATTCATTTGATGTTAAGAGTTGCTACAAATGTCTTTCCGTCAAATTTTGCGATAACCTTACGTACAAAAAAATCTTGTGCGCCGATACTCACAGTTTCTAAATTGCCTTCATCAACTGATTCCATAAGCCCCGTGAAAACCCCGGCCTTATACTCCATCTTGTATTCAGTTACGTCATAGTCGTTATCACTAATGCCGTACTTTTCGGATGAATCTTTATAAAGTATGTCAGCGCTTTGCTGATCGCCGCCACCGTAGGGGGACCAGGTTGCAACATCTCCAAACACTGTAGTAACAGTGTCAAATATTGCGTCCTGTATGCTGTTGAAAAGGCTCATGTTATTTAGTAAAGCCCTTACAGTGTAAGGGCTTTATGATTAATGGCTTAAAAGAATACTTCCCAAAACATCTGCAGATTGCGCATCTGCGTAGGCATAGCCTGCAAAGGTGTTACTTGATGCAGTTTTGGTTAATGCTGTACCGTCTGCTTTAAGATAAAGCATATCACCAACCGCCCAGGATTCACCGGTAGCTTTAGGAACGTCACTGAAAGCACCTGTGACGTTTAAAGTAAATCTGTCACCTTCGGCGGCATCAGCTACAACAACACCAATGATTTTACCTTGCGCATATATTGAACCACCTACGACGCCACCTACAGGCGCTGTGATCTGCAAAGAATTTCCGTTTGCAACAAAATTTTTCATCTGTATTCGAGTTAAACCGGGCCGCTAAGCCCGGTTAATAATTAAAATTGTTTACTT